GAGGGTATGATATTTTTGTTTAGTCAATATCATTCGGCGACTTTGGAAAGCTTTCGAGTAATCTGTAAGGAACTGATAGAGCAATCCTCTGGTAAACGTACAACCAAAGATAAGTTCATCTACGAGTTAGAGCGAGCTACGTCTAAGGATGTTATGGTTACCAAGGTTACCAACTATCTGATGGCAGGTCAAGGCCTGGGCGTTTGATAGTATTTTTATATTATGAAAGGCATTGATATGTTTACAGTAGCAGGTGTTTCCCGTAACAACGGGGTGATTAAGGTTCGTTTCTGTTCTGATAAAGTTCTTCGAATTAAGAACTTGCAAAAGCAGGGCGATACTGATATCGATTTGATTGAGCTTCCCAAGCCCATGACCAAACCAGAAGCATGCCAGTTTCTGTTAGATCAAGATCAGTTTGTTGCTTATGCATCAGACATTATCGAGATTCTGGGAAAGAAAGAGTTGACGAAAACTGTGAAACAGCCTATAATCAAGGCTGCGAAAGAGGAAGTAGTTGATCTAGAGCTTGAGTCAATCAAAGAACTAGCAGAAGCTTAATTCTCTGTTACGAGGGAAAGACCGCCGCCCTCGTAACTTTTTCTATGGTGGGGCATTTCTATATTAAGGAAATATTATGTCTTTGCAAAACAGTGTACTTAAAACTTTGTCACATGGCCGTCAATTTACTGCCGGTCAAATGGCAGGTTTGTTTGGTACTACAGAAACCTCTGTGGCCGCTCGTATCTCCGAGTTGCGCGCACAAGGTTATTCCATCTATAGCAATACTGCTAAGAATGGTAAAACTGCATACCGTTTGGGTACGCCCTCACGTCGTATGATTGCCGCCGCTTACGCAGCCGTTGGCAGCTCAGTTTTCAACTGATGTGACTTGAACGGTCTCTCCTAAGGGACGCCGGATATCGTAACCGGCATTAATTTATTATGGAGTCGTTATGCCTTTATTTGTTGTAGATGCTATTCAGATGTTTCGTATCAGATACGTTATCGAATGTAAAGAAGCCGAACATGCCGGTGATACTGTTACCATGAATCAAGCCGAGCAGTTCAGTCAGATGAATTTAGGTGAACGTATTCTAACTACTAAAGAAATTACCTATGAAGAGTTTCGTAGGATGAATAAAGCTATAGAAGAAGACCATGGTGATGGTACCTCTTTTCAAGCCGAAACCGGTTCGCCCTGGATGGGTGAGAAGTTGATTCACGTGGTTAATTATGATAAGGAGACTAAGGAATGAATGTTCTAGCACAAGTACAACGTCAACGCGTTCGATTTAGCCCTGATGATAAGAAGCATATCGATCAATATCGTAATTTTATAGTTAATCGAAAATGGGATAGCCCAGGTTGCCCATTCGAATTGCAATGGCCGTATCTTAGTATTCCTGATATGATTAAAGATAAGATCATTAATCACTACTTAAAAATCTAATTTTGTATAAATAATCCATAATATTCAATCGGAGTTAATATGGAACAAAAGAAAACAAATCTTATCGAGTCAGCAGTAGAATTTCTATCACGAGGAACATCTACAAGCCCGCTCAATGAAGCTGATGATGAGGAATTACAGTTCATAAAAGATATGATTTTTGAAGCTATGGACGCAAAAAACACTACTATCACTCTTGGTGGTAAAAAGCATCCTATGAACAAGATGCCAATCGAACATCATGCAGAGTTCAAGAAGCAGTATCCTGGTGTACGTACACGGTATAGAGGCAAGAGAGAAACACTAGATCAACTGCAAGCTCGATCAGGTGGAAGCAAGGGTAACACTTCCAGCTCTATGGGTACTTTTAAGGGCAGTAATAAATCGAGCGATCGTAGTCCTTCAACTCAAGATACGTTAAAAAAGAATGCGACACATTTCTACGCTCACCCTGCGGACGTTGAGGCTGCAGGGCACAAAGTGAAGTAATACTTACAAAGTATTTGATCGAACCCCCTCTGGCAGGGGGTTTTTTATTAGATAAATATAATAAAATAACAATTGAGGTATAAATGTCTGCAGCTTCCGATAAGTATGAACATGATGTTGCTGGTAATATTAACGGTCAAACTAAAGGTCTAGTTGCGGTTAGACCTAAAGTCAGTACCTCTTTTCCTGATGTAAAGGTTACTTGGAAAGCTAAAGATTACTGGGTTGAGGTTAAGATGAATCACTCAGATAACCTAATGAATCCGAGATTTGAATTTGTAAATAATAAGTGGGCAGTACCCGCTTCATATAAATCTCCTGCTACAGACAAAATTGTTGATTTACTCAATGGTAATAAAGTAGTTAAACAATGGACAGAAGGTTTAAGAATACACTTAGCTAAAAATAAATTTAAAGGTGATATTAAAAAGTTTTCCCTATATTCATCAAAGACTGAAAGAGGTACAGATACTAATGCAGTATCGGTAGCTTTAATGAAAAGTTACTTACAAACGCTACCTAATAAAAATATCGTAAAGATTCCTAATATTGATGTTGGTGAACTCGTAACATTACATTATACTCAAGGTAAAGCAGCTCCAGCATATTATGTAAGTGCAGGTGATGATTTTTATCAATTTGGTAGAACCAACCCATTAAAGATACCTAAAGTACCAATATTTAAAGGTCTTAATGATTTAGTTCTAAGAGTAGGGGATAGATCAGATAATTTTGAAATTCAAGCTGAAGTAAAAATTAAAAGTATACCTGATAGCCCTTACAGCGTTGCACCTGGTTCGAGAAAACCTAATCCATTTTCAATGTTAAAATAATGATGCAATTTAACTTATATCTTTCTGAAGCAGCTTCAGAAGAAAAACTAACTCATTTAGAGCATGCTGAAGACCATGTCATTAATGATGGTATGGAAGGCTTTGCCCATGCCTATCATAACTTAGAAGACGTTAAAGACCAGGTTAACGGTAAGAAGAACAAGACTAAGATTGCAACTAAGTATGATGGTTCACCTTCTATAGTATTCGGGCATCACCCTGAGACAGGTGCTTTCTTTGTTGCATCTAAATCGGTGTTTAATAAAGATCCTAAGTTAAATTATACACCAGAAGATATCGAAAAGAATCACGGTCATGCCCCTGGTCTGGTTCAGAAGTTAAAACAAGCATTAGAGCATCTACCTAAAGTAACACCTAAGACAGGGGTCTATCAAGGTGACGTAATGCATTCAGGTATTAAGTCTAAAGATAACCCACACGGTGACGTTGTAAATGAAGGTGGTAAGTATCACTTCAAGCCAAATACTCTTACATACTCTACAACTCATAGTTCGGCAGAAGGTAAGAAGATCGCTAGCTCTAAGTTTGGAGTAGCCGTTCATACAGCTTACGAAGGTAATACTTTGGCGGGAATGAAAGCACAATACGGTGCCGATCTTTCACACTTCCCTAAACACCCTGATGTCCATGTTATAAGTACTGTAGACGATGTTCATAAGGCCGATCTCAATACGAATCAGTCACATACATATGAACATCATATGACACAGGCTAAACAAGCCTTCAACAGTACCGATAAAAAGCATTACGGTGCTATTGAAGGTCATCAAGAACATTTGAAAACCTACATTAATAAGACCGTAAGAGATGGTACTAAGCCATCAGTTCAAGGTTACTCTGAACACTTAAGAGACCGTCATCTTAAAGATATTGCTAAGGTAAAGACAGCAAAGGCTGTTGGTACTAAGACCGATAAGATGCAAGAAGACCTAGCCCATGTAAATAAGCATTCTGATAAGTTTCAGAAGATTCTAGATATGCATCATCACTTACAGGCTGCCAAAGATCAATTGGTTCATTCGTTGTCTGCTAAACCTAAGTTTGAACATTCGATACCTGCACCAGGTTCAACTAAGATCACCGGTGGTAAGCCGGCTAAACCTGAAGGCTTTGTCGTTATTAGAAATAACAGACCGACTAAGTTTGTGGATAGAGCAGAGTTTAGTAGAGCAAATTTTGCCGCTAGACCAAGGTAATTCTCAACCGCCCACTTATGGATTATACAGGCAAGGCAACTAAAAATCAATGAAAAGTATGAAAGAAAAGCAGATTTTGGTAAAGTGGGCTAAAGCTATGAACGAGCCCATTGATCCTGCTTTGGTTGAAGAAGTTGAGCGCTATAACCAACTACAGCAAGAGATTAAAGAATCAATTCGTAGTAACACTATTAATGATTTGCTTGATGCTTCTAAGGTTGCAGTTAATATTATTAAAAAAGTAAATATCGAATACCCTAAACCACCTACGTTTGAAGAACTGTTAGGTATTATTAAGGAAGAGTCCAATGAGCTGGTTCAAGCACAAGCCGCCGAAACATCCACCACCATTGAAGAAGCATCCCCACCCGATACCCCCAGAACCGAAACCGTCGAACCTTCCGACTTAATTAGTAGAGCGGTCAATCATATTCATAAAGAAGTCAAGCTAGAAGAGAATTCTTTCCAGCAACCACAACCTACCCTGGTAGAAAAGAACTTTGATGCAGTTCAAAAGAAGTTAAAGTTTTTAGAGCAAGCTATTGGTAAAATAGCTGCGCACGGTCCGGGATCGGGTTCTTATTGGTTGTATGACCTAGGGGATACAAATTATGATATAATTAAGCACCCTAGTAATAATGATATCTTAACCTACAACTCTGCCAATACTAAATGGGAAGTAAATAATGTAACTAACTTACTGGGAACCAGATATCATGGGTCATATTACGATATGACAACCCAGACCGCTAATACTACTAGTACACCGTATTTTGTCCGAATCGGTACAGTTGACATACAAGATGGTTTTACAACTGATGGCGCAAACATAATTGCATCACATTCTGGTGTTTATAATTTGCAATTTTCTTTTCAACTACATTATACTGGTGGTGGGGGTTCTGGAGACCATGTCGAAATATGGTTGAATAAGAACGGGATCGATCAGGCAAATACCAATACTATTGTACATTGTACATCTAATAACCCATACGTGGTTGCTGCCTGGAACTTCTTTATACCTATGGACTCAGGAGATAAAGTCGCTCTAAGATGGGGCACTTTAAACCGAAATATAAAATTAGAATCTAACGGTCACTTAATAGGACCTGCAGTACCTTCAGTAATTACTACTATAACATCTGTATGAAAACATTTAAAGAAATTAGAGAGAATTTTCAAGACGGTCGTAACCCCCAGGATAAAGGCGACATGGCTAGACACGGTCTTAAGGGTAAATCTATTACTCAATTAAAGAAAGTCAGATCTTCTGACTCTGCATCACCTAGAGAAAAGCAATTGGCACATTGGCGAATCAATATGTCACTAGGTAAAAAGAAAGATAAATAAACGGTTAACTAATTAAATACACATGGACTTTATAGACTACTTAACAGAAGCACCGGAAAAACACGGCGTACTTGCGTATGGCCGTATGAATCCACCCACAACGGGGCATGAGCAGGTTATTAATAAAGTTCATGAAGTTGCTAAAGAACACAATGCCGTTCACAAGGTAGTTCTATCTCATTCTCAAGATAAATCTAAGAACCCGTTACCGGCTGATGTTAAGGTAAAGCATGCACAGCATGCATTTCCAGGTACTAATATTGAAGCGGCTTCTAAAGAGCACCCTACTATTCTTCATCATGCAGCTGCAATGGCCAGCCAAGGTGTTAAGCATCTACACGTTGTTGCTGGTTCAGACAGGGTAGAAGAGTACCATAAGTTACTGCATAAGTATAATGGCGTAAAGAGTGCACACGGTAGCTATAATTTTAAATCTATCAAAGTACATTCCTCGGGGGAAAGAGACCCTGATGCAGAAGGTACTTCAGGTGTCTCAGGTACTAAGATGCGAGAGCATGCTGCGGCAGGCAGAAAGAAGAAATTCCATGCCGCGTTACCTTCTAAGATGAAGCCAGAACATAAAGAAGCATTGTACCACGATGTAAGACATCACATGGGTATTCAAGAGGCAGTAGCACCTGGTTCACAAGGTGAAGTAAAGATTTCAAAATACGAATGGGGTACCCCAGAAAGCACTAAAGAGATGAAGCGCATTACCCCGGGAGAAAGTAAAGTTAAAGCTGAAGCTAAAGAAGCCGATTACGGTGAGAAGTTTCAGTCTATGATGAAGAGAGTTAAAGTAAGCGCTCAGTCAGGTCCTAAAAAGACAGTTTTTATCCCAGCAAAATATGGTACAGGTGGCTCTTACAAGGTTGTACCAGATAACAAAGTTAAAGAGTCCGTAGAGGTAGAACCTATGCAATTAGAAGCAACCAGATTACCATTTCTATTAATGACTGCCAATCAAAAGCGTGCATTATTTGAAGCTGTAGATCAAGATCAACTAGAGTTCGATGGTATTCAGACTAAAAACCTGGATATATGCCCCAGTGCTTATAAAGAATTTAAGAAGCTAATTGAAACTGCTAGAGCTGGCGAACGCATTGGTGAGCCTACCGGTCATCAAACATCTTCA